GCGGGTAAACGTGCTGTTGAGCGCACCTAATACTTGTTTGGTGTATTCCTGCTTGAATATCTCAGACTCGCCATAGGACTGTTCCTGATATTTGGCTTTGTGGGCAGCATAGTAGGCAACAGCCTCTTGGAAAGGGCTGGGAATCTGTAGATCAGGCTCTGCGCCAGTCACCAATGGGTCTGGCAGCACAACCGTGTCAATCTCTAAGTAGTAAGCCTCATTGGGCTTTGGGCCAATGTAGATAGTCTTGGGGCCATACATGGAAAACGCAATGGGCTGACCATTGTAGTTTTGCCAAAACCTGAGCTGGGCATTGAAGTCCGTCCACGCCATGTAGTACATAGGCCAACGGCTATCACCCCAGTAGAGGTTGATGTTCAGACAATCTATCGTATTGTTGCCTTGCGGTAAGGCAGAGAACGCAATTGTTTCTACACCAACAGTGGTGGTGTAAGTTTGAAGAACCCGCCGACAACCAGTGTCTTGTACTGTGTGACCACGGGCATCATTGATGTAATCAGTTAGTTCGGCAGTAGTCCAAAAATTGCCATTAACGTCATGCAACAACCGCCTGGTTTCGGTTATGTAGTCGTTTAAGGTGGGCATACATATCCATGTTTAGTGAGATTGGACTTTTGCCACGCCTTTGCCCTTGGCTTTCACTTCAGGCATTGGCGCGGCTACTCGTTCCACCACCGGGGCTGACAAGTGGACTGTCTTGCGTGACTCGGAGGCAAAGGTAATCTGAGTTAGGCGGTCTTTGGCACGCTGTAGATCAGTATTAGTCTTCATCCAACCGAGTCGCACAAAGTACGGCTCTTTATTGTCATCGCCATAACCAAAAATATGCTTTGCGGCCTTCTCTGAAATCTCCACTTCTTTGCCTGTTTCAAAGGAGTATTCCACTCCCTCAAACCTGCCGGTTGTAGGAATCCCATGGTTGGTCACAAAGATAGTTTTGCTCATAGCGTGACAATATCTCCATAGATCGAGACATCACAAGTGATGCCCGATGCGGCTGCATTAACGTTGAAATAAAGCGCAGGAGAAGTAAACACATTCGCGTTGGCTGCGGCAGACATGGTCAAATTGACATAAGCGGAGGTGTTGTCAGCACCGCTAATGTTTTGAGTGTCTGCTACATCCGTTCCGCCAGCAGCCGTAGAGGTGTGAACCCCCACGTTGGCTGCGGCAGCGTTGCCACTGAAATTGCTTAGAGTGACTTGACGCACAATGTACTTAGTGCCGTCCTGCATCGAAACGACCGTATCACCAGCCGTACCAAGAGATTGGTTCGGAAGATGACCCAGCCGCTTGTACCCGAAACCATCCGGGTATTCGCGTCCTACGGCATTAGCGTCCATTGTGCCTCCTTACGCGTAGGTTTCAGAAGCTGCTTCACCACCATTGGTGCCGATGAGCGTGACATCTGCGTTTCCGCTGGCGTGCTTAACGAACACGTTAACGCCATCGGAAATAATCATTCCACCAGTGTTATTGGCAAGAATGGTCGAGTTAGCAGAGCCAGTATTGGCAACCACGGTAACGTTGGCGGCAGGCACCATCAGGTAGATACCAGCAGGAACCACCGTGCCGTTGCCGGTGTTAATGGCATTGACAATGGAGGTCTGAAAGTAAGCACCATCGGTATTGCTAGTCGCGCCAGCAAGGATGATTTTATTCGTTGCGAGTGACATGTCTATTTCTCCTTAAAGTGACAGAGAGTTGTAGTTAGTCACCTTCGTCATCGACTTGGGCTTGGTGCTGACCATCTCTGCGATCATCAACACGGCACCAACGTAGCCGATTTGGAAGTTCGGGAGGGTGGACTCAAACCCAGTAAACGCAAACGATGCCTGCTCATGGATGTACATGGACAGGTAGTTAGTGTTCAACAGGTAGAGAGTTCCTTCCGGGCAGTAAGGATCAGGATAGATGGGCACACCAGCAACCATCAGGGCGCGGAAAGCAGCCTGGGGGCCATTGGCATCACCGTCAAAACCCGAACCCGGCGTAATCATGTACTGCTCTTGACCGACGTAATCTTGGGCCAGAAGCGTCCAAGTACCGAATCCACAGACACCAAAGGTCGGCACTTCAGCACAGTTCTTCACAGTGCCAGAGATGTACTGGAGCACATTCTGACGAGTGGGGTTAACTGAGCCAGCGGCGTACTCTTTGGAAGCCCACCAGCTATAGCTACTACGGTCAATACCACCGTAGGTGCCAGACGAGTCAACAGCGATGGGCAAGCCCGTAAACTGCTGAGTGTTGCTGGTGTTGTTGTAGAGCGACGTAGCCATGGCATCCATCATCACGTTGGTCGCATCGTTCATGCGAGCCTCAATGAGGGGGATGATTGCGTAGTCTTGCTGTACGGCACCTTCCATTCCGAGGAACGGAACCGGGCTGACCAGCAGCTTCAGGTTAAACTCGGCGTTATAAGCGCCTTGCTGGACTGAAGGTTGTGCAAACGAACCAGAGTAATCTGACCACTGGGCGTTTACGAATTGAGAACCCTGGACAGGCACCGTCACCGACGACACACCGCCAGAGGCGGTTTGACTATTGGCGATCAATGCTGCCATGAGGGGCGTAGAGTTGTAAATCTGCACAACCATCTTGGGAATGAACGCACGGCGCGTGACGTAAGTCAGTTCCGTGTATTGTTGACTCCCAGTGGCTGGGATTATTCCACCGCCAATAGGCATAACGATCTCCTAGAAAAAAGCCCCTAAACCAATAGAATCACAGGCCGATTGGCTTGGGATTCTTCCTAAATTCATTCAATGCAGCATGAGCCGCATCCCGCGCTGCGCCAACAGGGTTCTTCATAAAGTCAGACGTATTGAAACGTGACATGACCGGCTGAGGAAACTGGCTGGGCGTGGGAGCAGACATCTGCTTCATCCAAGTGTGATACTCGGCAGCCGTCTCATGGTTGGCAATGCCTTTCTCCACCATTAACTTCTCAATTTCAGCAATTTCGTCTTCCGACTCAACCAAGTTTTTCTTCACCAGGGTAGAACGGCGACGATCAAGCTCTTCTTTAGCCTCTTTCTGACGCAGTTTGGCTTCCAAAGACTCGACTCGTTTGTTTGCTTGTTCAAGAACCTGATTAGTGCGCTCTTCAATCTCAATCTCAGGGATTGGTACATCAGGTCGCACTTGCTTGGTCAGTTGAAGGAATTGCTTGCGGGTCTTTGGGTCTTCAGCCAATGACTTAGCCAAAGCTGCCAATTCCGCTTGCGCTTCTACTGAAAGATTTTCTAAAGACATAAGTTAGCCCCTTTCTTGGTCTTAGATAACTTTCTTGGTATCTCCGGGTTTGGAGAGAGTCATCTTGTTCTTCGGCCCAGTTTTGGCTGCATTGGTGAGGCCACCAAATTCGGCAAAGCGGGGAGTGTTAACAATCTGACCATTTTGCTGGGTGTTGTCGGTAGGACGGCGGGGAGCCAGATTACCGCGAGGCTTGAAAAGTTCCACTTTGGAATCTCCTATATAGGCATGACAGGTTGTTGCGTACCGGGTACTGGTGCCTGTGCTACAGCTCTAGCTTCAGGCGTGGCACCACCCGCCTGCGGAAGCGTTTGAATAAGATTCATAATCTCGGCTGGCATGAGCTGGCGAGTGTCGCTCTCGCGCTCACCAAACTTACCTGCAATCTCACTGATCGCTTCTTGAAGGGACTCGCCCTCCTCAGACTGCATCCCAAAGGTCTGCAACGCAGCCTGGAGCATGTCGAGAGCCATCATTACGTTGAGTCTTGCTTGCTCCATGTTTCCAGCCTGGGGTTCAGGCGTGCTCATGGGGCTAGGCATTGGGGGAGTGTCGGCACCTTGCTCGGAAGGTGGCGGGGTGGGCATGTCTTCTGTATCCATGCCTTGCTCTTTTTTGAGCATGTCCATCATTTGCTTGTTTGAAACAGCCATAGTGTGTCCTGTTCCTATGATGTTCGGATTGTCAATACATTAAAACTATCATGTCAACCAAAAAAAAGTGGGTGCTAACATTTTCCCCACTTCTTATTTGCGTGTGTATCGCCCGTAACTGGACTTTGGCATGTTGGTTCTCTGGGCTTGACGGGTGTATCCGATCCTTCCAGTGCCCCTGTCTTCGCTCTTGAGTTGGCTTTCAGTCATGCGGGGCTGATCGCCACCACGGATGTTGCCTTCGGGTTGATTCATAGCCATCTTACGCTCCTTCTTGAGGTAGAGCCGGGGCAGCGAGTGCTGCTGGCTCTGTAGATTGCGGGATTGCAGGCGATGCAGGGGTTTCCTGCACCTGAGTGGCCTGTTTCTTGAGGTCTTCAAGCAACAATTGACGCATCGGGGGGTCAAGCATCTCAATAAGACGCTCTTTGCTGATTGTTCCAGCCTGGTAGAGGCTAAATGCAAGCTCTCTTTGGTCTTCCATGAAGATCGGGCTGTTAGAGTGAGCATCCACTTTCACTGTGAAGTCCTCTGTGAACTGCTTGGCGATGAACTTCTGGCCTCTTGTATCGGTGTAAACCGTGTCATCGTAAACCATCATTATCTTGAGATAGAGGGTTGCCAGCTTCTCAAGGGCTGATTCCACGACCAGAGCACGCTTTTTAGCGCGAGATGAGCCGAGTCGAGCCAGTTGAGAAGCGTGTCCAGCACTTCTAACGCCACTTTCACCCCGGCCTTGTAGAACGGAAACGATGCCTGAAGCCTCTGCGAACATAGCGTCGATCTCAGCAATCTCACGAAAGATGTCATTTGGGATGTCTGGAGTGAACTGTTCGACCTTGGCATTGGGCATATCGGTAGCCAGAAGGCCAGCCGCACGCTGCAAAGCAAAGGTTTTCTCGTCCAGAATCCCGTTAAATCCCATCAAAGCGGTGGGAGGATTGACCTGTTTGTCGAGCAATTCAAGGATTTGAGTGGTTCTCTTGTTCCTCATGTCCTGCAAGAAGATCAATCTTTGAACCTCTGACTGCCCCCAGTAGTAGTCATACTGCGGATTGGGTGCAATCTGCACAAAAGGCACCTCACCCTTCAAGAACATGCTTTCAGCCGGTCTGTCGTAGATCACAACGTCAGGATCGGCAATGGTTACGCAGATGTAATCGCCAATCTCGTCGTCGTAGAGCCAAAGCTCCCGCATCTTGACCGTTTCCTCAGCCAGCATGGGCACATAGCGGTTAATGCCAGCCAGGTTGAGGTT